AAAAAGAAATCAAAAACAAACAAAATCAGGATATAATTTCGGCATGGATCAATACAATAAAAATAGTAATGCTAACGATACCAAGCATAAAAGAAAGGATAAAAGAGATTGAAAGATATAGAATCTATAAAAAAGTTGAAATATTAGGAAGTGGAGTAGATCCAGAAACTAATGAAGAAAAGAAAACCCAAAAAATAACGAGAATTTTAAGCGCACCAAATTTGGTATTGCGAGTAGCAGATTCATATGCTTTTCATCCGATGAATGAGGCTATAGTTTTAGAAAGACATGAAAATATAGCTCAAGTTGGAATCAATATATTCAAAGAGCTAAAGTATATACTAAGACCATGGAACAAAAAAGTAAAATTTCTATCAATGGACTTTTCTAATTTTGATGGGACGCAGCACCCATATATGCAATTGGCATGTTTAAAAGCAAGAATTGAGCAGTTGTATAGATATAAAAAAGAGGACATTTTTAAAAATAATTACTTAATTAAAAAATACATGCTTCACATAAAAAAGGAAATAGAAAGTGAAGAAATGTTGGTAAGGGTTATTGGCCAACAAGCAACAGGAGATATAACAACAAGTGATGACAACACAATGAGGGCTGCAGCTTTTTTAATAATGGTGTTGAAAAATAAACAAAACAATATAGATGAGAGGAGAAATCTTGATACTATAAGAGATAATGATGCATTTGCGCAAGGAGACGATTGTATAATAAGAAACATGCCAAAGGAAACAACAATAAAAAATAGGAGCGAGGTTGAAGAAAAAAGAAAAATTTATATACAAGAAATAAAAGAAAAAGCTGCTAAAATTTCAGAGCAGATAGGCTGGAAAATAAAATATATAAATGAAACAATGAATCAAACTGAAACGGCAACATATCTGGGGTTTACATGTCAAATGATAGAGATAGTTGGAGAATTTAGAGTACGTGATAACACATTGGAAAGAAGAAACATAATGGTACCATTGTTGCATAGACATGAGGAAAGGATGATAGGTAAACTATTGTCAACAACGAA